TGTCCCCGGCGCACCCAGTTGTCCTTTTATTTTACCTTTCTCTTTTTCACTTTCTATTATTGCGGCTGTTGGTATAGTTCCCATGCCTTTACCTGATGCGGTGGCATAAGATTGACCATATAATGCCTCTGGATTTTTAGCCTGATTTTGTAGCCATAAACCTAAAGTTACTTGTAATTCAGGACTTAAGGCGTTATATTTTTCTGGCGTATTTGCAAGCTCAAGGGCTGACAAGAATGGATTTTTAGAGCCTCCAAACATTTCAGAACCTTCCGGCTGTTTGTTTTGCAAATAGTCAATATAAGCATTCTTGTATTCTTGATTAGATTTTGCCGATTGTAGGTCAATAACATTTTTCATCACATCAGGCGTTAAAAGCTGATTCCCCGGCATATTTAAATTAAGCCCAGACCCCTGCAACAACTGTTTATAAAGGTCGCTCTGCTGCTGCTGCTGTCCATAAGTAAACCCTGACTTGGCAGCGCCGCCAAGGCCTCTGCTTATAGCTTGCCCCATTGTGCCTGTGCCTCCCACAGCCTCGCTTGCACCTAAAAGCATTTGAGTTAGCATATCACGGTTAAATTTAGGCCTTGGCATTGCAGGTGCGGCCATAGGTTGCATATTTACAGCCGGGACGGTGTTTTGTTCCTGCATTAATAAATCAACTAAATTATTTTGTTGTGGGATTGGTGGATATGCCATTTATTATTCTCCTTAATAAGAGGTCTGTACTTTTGGACGCATTTGGCTTACTAACTGGCTGCCCTGACTTGCTGCTCCCAATGCCGGAGCAATAGCCTGCCCGCCAGGTATAAACATTGAAGCAAGTGCGGCTGCACTTAATAATCCTTGCAGTTGTGAGTTTTTGCCCTGCTGTGTAAGCTGGTCATTATATAGGTTTAACTGAGCCATCTGGTTAGATAGTCCAGCCGCATTCAATGCCTGAGTATTACCAAGCTGCGAACCGCTAAATGCCTGAGATAGATAATTATTCATCAAGCTATCTTCATAATTCTGTCCACCTTGTAGAAATTGAGCAAGCTGCATTAACCTGTCGTCTTCCTGCTGTCCTAAAGCTTCGATGTTGTAATCGTAGTCAGAAGCAAGCTGCTGTTTGTATTTATTCCTGGATTTATCAATTTCGTTGAATCCAAGAGCAGCTTGAGTATTATTTAATCCTCCAAATTTGTCATAAGAATTAGTAATAAACTTTTCATAAGTTGGTGTATTGGCTTCGTCATAAGCGTCTAAAGCTCTGTCTTTTCTGTAATTGGCAATATCTGACCAGCGTTTCATTTGTTCAGGATAAGGGTTCCCAACTGTTTTTTCAGAATTATAAATACTGTTTTGTCTGAAAAATCTTTGGTTCTTTTGTTCCGGTGTTTCGTTATAAGTTACATCAATGTTATTGCCGGACTTCTGAACATCTGCCAGTTTTTCACCGCTACGGTAAAAGGAACCGCCTATAAATGGAGGGGGTTCGTAAAAAGGCATACCGTTATTCCCCTTTCTTGCCGCTAATGCTTGCTCTGGAGATTTACCATCCCACATAGACCGCCCTTCGCTTCCGCCAGGCATCCATATACTGTCGTGAAAAAAACCAAAGGGGTCAAATGTATCTGCTGCCCATTTGTAAGCCATATTATTATCCTTATATTGCCGCTACTATATCCTTTATTAACAGGCTTCTGACCATAAACTTGTCAGCTACACCGTTGCTGTATAATCCTATTTGAATGGTTTCAAATCTTTTATTTGGCCTAAATATTGCTTTTGCAACACCAGAAGCCGCCCAGTTTTTCTCTCCCCAGTTGCCTTCTCCCCAGATAAGATCATCGGCTCCGGTTATGCTAAATTCTTTTTCAGTGTAGGCTCCGTCTGATTCATTGTTATACCTGACCCTAAACGTAAAGTTTGTTGTATTGAGCCTGTCTAGTCCTAGTAAAATTTCGGACACTTCTTTTTCCCAGTTAAGATAGCCAAAATGAAGAAAGGGCAGCAACATTAAATTTTCTATAGCCGTACCATTAAAAGTGTTTCCGTCGTCATCCTTGAGGACTTCCCCAGCAGTAGTTCCAATGTAAATATCGCCATCATATAAAAAAACAGTGGTTATATTGTGTGGGTATTTTTTTAAAAACCAACGTTTTTTTGTAAAACAATATATCCAGCAATATTTAATATAATCATCACCGGAATACGTTACATAACATCTTAATTGATCTCTTTTGTGATACGGGATAAGCTTTACATTTTCAGGCAATACAAGATTTTCAAAGTCTTCATTTATATCGTCTGAATATTCAGAATTAAGTTTTATTTCTCCTTCTTTTCCAAATGAACCTATGGCAAGTAAGTCATTGTCAAACATCCAATGCTCTGTTAAATAGTTAGCTGTTCCATTGGGCGAAGGCGAACCTACAGAGGCCGAAAACTGCCCCAATATCCATTCGTTTTGATCAGTGCCGCCCTGGATGTAATAAATTTTATCCTTCTTATAAATTAACAAAAGATCGTTCCACTCTATTAATGCTGTTATCGGAGTAGAATCGTTAAAGAAATTACTATTAGACCCGGCCCCATTAGCTCCTGTAGTCACCCAGTCTGTATTGTCCCCAAGGGTTGACCAGTAAAGAGTTGCACTTGTTGATGAACCCATAAAAAGCCTATTTTTCCATACAGTCATAGCCAAACCTCTTTGAGATGTTGTTCCCAAACTGGCTACTGACCACGTACTTCCGTTATATGTTAGTTTTTTGGGGTCGTTTGTACCGTCGTTTACTATTAAAGAGCCGCCCATTTCGGCATAAGTAGTCTTAGCCGTAGTTGTAAGCCCTGTAGTTATTTCTGTAAAAGTCCCTGTGCCTACGTTAAAATGATAGGCTTTCCCATCGCTGGCATTAACAACGCACACCTTTGCGCTTGCTGAATAATTGTACTCGGCTCCGCCCCTAATGATATAAGCGCCCACATCCCCCAAAAGTGTGGTACCTTTAGAAGTTCCAGTGCCTAATCCCCGATAAAATTCCACATTATAGCCGTCATAAAGACAGACTTCCTTTTTCGACTGCGGAAGACTATCGTCATTATCTGTATAAATAATGCCGGTTATATTAGTGGTTTGAAAGTCCATTTATTGTAATCCTGTGGTATAATTATTGGATGGGAGGATGGTTTGATGAATATTATAAATCCTGAAAATGTTTATAGTTTTTTAACTAAAACAGTTGAAAAAATAAGGGAAGACAAACAAAAATTTCAAGAATTAAATAAGGCTATGAATGCAGAAGGCTATCAGGCTTGGATTACCCCTAAGGGTACTTATTGGGCAAAGAAAGACGAAAAAGGCTTGGTTTTACATCCTATGTATGATGAAAAAACAGAGCAATTACTTAAACAGTTAACCGAGGTGCGGTGATGGATCTTAATAGTCATTTTAATATTCTAGACAATACTTCCAAAGCAAAGGTTTTAATTTATAAATTAGATAGGATTTTGGGCAAAAAAGGATTTTGGCACTGGGAGGGACTAATTTTAAACAAAGGTGATTCTTGCCGTATTAATGATAATGGTGAAATAAAAACCCTAATTCTCAATCAGGAAAAAATTATTAAAGTTAAATTTGGAGATAGAGACTTTATTTCTTTAATTGATTCCATAATTTCCTTGGCTGATTTTGAATTTATAAACAAAAACATTGTGTTTAAAATAACAGAAATACAGGTTATAGAAAAAAAAATAATAATTAAAATTGTTTATGAGAACATTATAAATGCGATATGTGGTGAAGCTTATTTTAAAAAGGGCATAAAAGGGAGATCTCTAGAATTATCTGCCCGCCTGCCTGAAACTATCGATTAACATCCTGTTTGCGCTCTTGTTATTTCTTCCCACTACTAAAGAGGGGTAGGCGTCATCCCCGAACCCGTCAGAAGCTCGTAGGTCTTTTAGATAATCCTGGTATTTTCTCTCTAAAATTGCATATTTTTCATCCGGTCTAAAATTGCCACGATACGCCGCCGCTGCTCCGTACTCTATGGCCTTTATAAATCTATCAGGGATTAGTGTTATATCTGTTGAATCTGATAACGTATCCCTAGAAATATAAACAGGGTCGGCCTGTGCTAAAGTGTGGGTATAGGCTAAATTGCTGGACAAGGTTAAATAATTGCTTGCATTAAAAGAACTTATGCGGCCTTCTTCCCGACGGGCGGTGCCGCTGCCTATTAACACATACCCATTGGCTTCTGCTCCCGTTGTGGCAGCAATGTTTAATTGCGCCTGCGCGCTTGCGGAATCTGCATCTACAGAAGTAACTGCATAGGCGTAATAATTTGTCCTATATTTTATAGTAATGGTATAAGCAGCGTCGGGTGTGGGGTCAAGGATTAACTGATTGTTAAATACTGAATACCTGATAGGCGCGCCTGAGGTTAATACAGTCTGATCTAAAATACTATCCTGCACATAATAGAGTGGAGGCGTCCAGCTTGCACGCCTCACTCCATCAGCTAAGATATTTTTCAATTCTAAATCGCCAGGCAAGGAATACTCCCGTGTACCGCTGACTGTTGAAAGATCATAAGATCTTTCTAAAAATGTCCAGTCATGGGTCTGGCAGATATCCCCTAATACATCAACAATGTATTTTTTTAACTCAGGATATGGCTCGGCCGTTGATGCAAATGTGCTGGGCTGGGTTTCCTTTGATAAAATACATACATTGTTTAATATTGTACTGTAATTAGTTGCCATTATTCAGCATAATCCTCGTAATATAAGAATTTAATTCTGTAAGTAGTATCAGCGTTTATATTCTGAATACTGCATGACGATATTTCGCCCTTCCAAAACTGCTTTCTTATGTCATCTCTATTGGACAATTTGGCGTCGACCCCTAGCCCATTCATAAAAGATAGTTTTTTATTCCCTACATGAAAAACTTTCCACGCTGTTTTTTCCGAGAAAAGCTCTCCATCAGGGCACTTGTCTCCACGGGGAACTTTTTTAATATCTTTTATAGTAATCGTTTCCGGCATTTCGGATTCCGACTCTACAAGCTCGTCAAAGCCCTGCTCCTCCTTTTCGATGTCATCAATAAATCTGTCTTGTTCTTTTTTTAAAGTTGTCATTTTTCCTCCTTTTAAAAGAGGGAGGGCTTAAGCCCTCCCATTTACTATTACGCAGCAAATATAATTTGCCCTAGTCTTGATGTATTAATTACCTTGGAGCCAAAACCATCAAGAAGCCTGATAGCTGTATCGAAGCTCCCTTCAAGTCTGATAGTCTCCATCTTTTTAATCTGATGCGCGAATGTAATAGATTTTTTAGTTCCTGCCAGGCAGTAGTATTTTGAGTTTACTGCTACAAGGTTATTCAATTCATAAATTTCAAACCCTGACACCATTCCGACCATTCCTTTTTCTACTGCTTTTTCTCCTAATTTTTCAAGGTTTAAAAACTCAGGCATTTGCACAAGTTTTTCCGTAACCTCTGGAGGTACTACAATCCAAGGAGTGCCTGCGGCTTTATGAAAAGCTTTTGATCTTGCCATTTTCCTTTTCAGGATGGGGAAAGCCTCGTACATTGTGTCTTTATCAAGTACAATACCATCACCATCTGAACCGCCGCCGCCTACGTCCTGTAGGTCAACTTGGTTTGCTGTTGGGACGTCAGCATAATGAGTCTGTAAATGAGTATCAACGGTTAGTCTTCTTGTTTCCCTTACTTCTTCAATATGAGATTCAAGAACTTTAACATCAGATTGAGCCTCGGTAATATCGTCACATTTGAATGCGGCGTATTTAAACTGGTCAATAAGTAATGATGTTTTTGTTGGGGATAGGTTTTCATAAGTAATAGACCCTGCATAAGTTCCTTGTGCCACAGTGCCAGGTGTTCTTATAAACACTGTATCGGTTTTCTTGGCATCACCTTCATAGTCAGTATTTACAAGTTTCAACATTGTGGAATCGTTATAAAGGTTAAAGTCAAGTTTTGTACTCCATTTTTCCGGTATAAAATTATAAGTTGTGCTTGCCATTTTTGTTTTTCCTTTCGTAAATTTTGCATACTAAATAAGCCCCTGTCGTTAGGGGCATTTTGTTTATAAATTACTTAATTAGTCTCTTTGACCTGTCTTAACTACGTTAATATAGAAACTGCCACCTGTTAGAGCTGCGCCAGCTATTGTAAGTGTCAAATCAAGAGCTGTTGTTCCGGTGTTTTTAACAAAGCTTGCTGCTGTATCAACAGGAGTACACGCCCCAAAGGTCCCAGTAAATACTGCGTTATCGTAGGCAGTTGCTGTTAAAACATCATTTGCCTGTGAAACATGTAAGGCTATTGTTGCGGAACCACCCGAAGTCGGGTTATCTCCAACTACTTCTTCAACATATGCCTGTTTAATATATTCCCCAGGCAGCAAGAAGCCGTCTGCTATTTCAATAGCTCCTATAGCTCCACCGTGAAGGTCAAAATCATATAAGAATCTATGAGTTGTTACCGGGATGGCAACGTTCATTTGTGTGGTTTGTGATTGTGTTGACATTGCGTTTTCTCCTTTATTTTAATAATCCTTTTGCGTCCATTTCGTCGATTGTTTTTTGGTTTTTTGCATACCATGCGCGATCTTTAGATGCTTTTACTTGGATTTCTTTCCAAGTACGAGGGATTCCGGCATAAGCACTGGTTGTTTTGGCTCCCGTTGTTATTTGTGGAAGTTTATTAACATCCTCATTATGCGCGGCGGCTGCTTCTTCGGTGTCAGCTTCCCTTTTCTTTCTTGCATGATAGTATGCATCGTATGATTTAAGGATGTTCTTTGTCAGTTCTGGTTCATACGGCATAACGTTTTTGTAAAACTCGATCACTTGCTTATTTTCGGGGACACTAGCGGATTCAGTCATAAATGATTCATAACCTTTATTGCTTTTTTCCCGTTCTCTTTTAGCTTTTTCAGAAGCAATTTTCTTAGCAGCTTCTGGATAATTTCTATCCACGGTTAAGGACTTTGCAGCATATTCCTGTATGAAATAATCTTTTAACTGCTCTGCATTTTCTTGCGTAGGACTTACAGTATATTGATTGCCTTGAGCGTCAGTGTATGTAAATGACTGCCCCTGTCTTATAAATTCCATTATTTGGGCTTTTTCAGATACAAACTGTTGCTTAAGTCCTTGATATACTGTTTTTAATTCTGTGTCCTGTGACTCTAATACAGTATCCTTTTGCTTTTCTTCTGCTTCTTTCTCTTTCGCTTCTTTTTCAGCAAGTCGTTGAGCTTTTTCATGAGCCATTTTCTCAGAGTTATAGCTTGATTTAATCAAGCGTTTTTCTGCGTCACTTAAGCTATCAGGCATTCCTTCGGGGTAGTATTTTTTAATATGTTCCTCAGTTACGCCTAATTCTTTAACTACTGGATTTGGCTCCGGTTTTGTTTCTGCTGTTGATTCTGTACTTTCTGCCGGTTCGGCTTTAGCGGGCTCTGCACTTTGTGAGTTGTCTGCTTCCGCAGGCTCCAATGCTGAGTTGTCCGCTGGTGTAGCGTCCACGGTTGTAGGCGGTACGTTTAGTTCGTCTGACATGGTTACTCCTTATTTATTTTTATGCTTAATATTCCCTATTTTTTCAGGGCGATTGTGGTATAATTATTGAATGGGAGGATGGTTTTATGATTGAAGATATAAATAAAGCTTTGAGTAAAATAAAAGTTGAGTTTGGTTTACAAAATATAGAATGTTTTATTCCCGATCATTCTTTTTCTTATCACTTTAAAATAGGCGATAAGATTATTGATACAGAAATAGTAAGTGCTTTTTGGCTCTTACATTTTTTAAATTGTCAAAGATGTAAGACAAATTTTCTAACCAGCATAAAAATTTTAACCGAGGTGCGGTGATGAAGTTTAAAAGATATTTTGATATTAACTTACCCTTAACAGACCCAAGAAAAAGTAAATACTGGGATTATTGCTCATTAGATTATAAAATGTTTGCATTGGACTATTTCAAAATTCCAAGCATAAAAAGAATTAGCAAGTTAACTGAGGTGCGGTAAACTATTTACCCATGTTCTTTTTTATTTGTTTTTGCTTCATCATCATTTTCTCTTTAGGCATCATCGGCGTTTTGTCATTTGATTTTTGAGCTTTTTTAGCTGCTTTCTTTTTCATAATATTCCCCTTTATTTGTTTTTAAATTTTTCAATTTCATCATCAATAATATTAAATACCTTGTTCATGCCTGCTAAATAGTCCATAGCATCAGAATCCTTGCGGATATGATCCAGCTGGTATTTCTGGCATTGCTCCCGGAGGAACTTCCATCCCTCCAACTGGATTAATTCTTGGTATCGGAGCGCCCTGTACCTGCCCTGGCTGTCCATTTATCATACCTCCCATTTTATTTTGTGTTTCCTGTTTCATTGTTTCAATTAATTGGTCTGCATTATCCATTCCCATTTGCTCAAGCAACCATTTAAGAAGTTCCAACATACCCCCGCCAAGCTCCGCTTGTATAGGCGGAAGCATCAAGAACTCTTTAAGAATAGACATGTTTTCATTGAGTTTTTGCTTTCTGTCTAGCGTGCTGAGAGCATCGCCGTATGAATACGAATAATTGCCCAGCCAGTCTTCTTCTTTAATCATATCGAAGCCAAACCCGCCAGTCTTTGCAGTTCTTACAGGCACAGGCTCAATGCGATACCCTGCGTTTAATTCAGCTATATCTTCAATATCTTTTATAATAAGCTCGCGGGTGAAGTCTTTAACCTCGTTAAGCATTCTTTTCTCTTGTCCGGAGCCTACCATTGACATTTCAGTTGCAGTCCTACCGCCACTTACGTCTTGCCCTAGCATATTATCAAATATACCTGTTGCGGATTCTATTTCTTGGTTGCTTATAGGCATAAGATTTACTATGGCTGCTAATCCTGGAGCATAATCCATGAATTCAATATCGCCGTCAGTTAGGGAATCTTTTTTTAGGCCAATATACATGCCCCGCTTTATTTCAATTTGTTTTTCTGACAGTAATCCCTCTGGCCCAAAGCTTGGCCTGTCTACCACAAGCCCAGCGCAGCGCTGCGCATCCTGAAAAAGTTCAGAATTGTATTGATTAAGGGGAACTGCGCAATCAAACATACTTATTGACCGGCCTGTCTTTGGGTTGTCGAGAAATGACGACCTTCTAATAGGGCAGAATGGGTACGGGTTAGGCTCAAACCGTATAATCTTTTTGTTTCCAGCAAGTACAATATAATAGTCAGTCAACACGGTGCCATCATCAAGTTTTAGGCTTCCCCAAAAATGCAAAAGAACTATTTTGCCATCTTGTGTGCTGATATTCTCATCAGCAACAGGGGTAGAGTTTTCAGTTTCTTTCTCATGCCCGGATTGATTTTCTAAGGACTCTAATTCTTCATAATTACTATATGCCTGATTTTGTTTTATCTCTTCAAAAGTAGCTAGCGTAGGGTATATTTTAGGACAGTTTACCCAATCATGCTTTTGGTTTTTGTCAAATACAAATTTGTGCGGGTCTATTACCGTTATTTTGCAACCCTCATACGCCGGAACCTCAACAATTTTAAATTTTTCTTTGTTTGACTCCATTCCAACCAAAGAAGCTATTTTATTGTACTGCTTTTCTAAGAAGCTTAATTTTCTGCGGACTTTCTTGGTTTTCTTTTCCCAGGTAATATACCTGACTACTTCACCTTTTAGTGCTCGATAAAAAAGGTATTGCGCTATTATCTGGTAGTAATCCATATTTTTAAGTTCTTTTGTAAGTAAAGATTTTTGTTTACTTACAGACTTTGAGCTTAAAAAATCCTCGCCCTGTACATCAAAAGATGCTTCCGGACTTGGATAAACATTTGATACCATGTGAGCTATATAAGTCATAAACCGTTTATAGATGCCGGGCATAATATACGCTTTATCATCTTTTACTTCGTCAGTGGCGGTATCAATAAATATGTGCTTAAATAACTCGTCAAACTTATTAACGTGAGGCTGTAAGTCTTCCATCCATTGAGTATAATGAGTGGTAATCCAAGGCACTAGCTTGCTTTCCAACTCGTTATTAAGTTCTATTATATTTTGCTCTTGTATCAGCTCGTTAGGCATTTGTTTTTCCTATTAACCCAAAAGGATAGGGGCAGATTCCGCCCCTAAATTTTTAAGTTAGTCTATTCTGATAAACTCAATAAATATAATACAATCCAGAACGCCGCCACCGTCTGGGACTATAGACAAAGAGCCATTGGCCGCAATGTCTGCCTCTGCGTATGTTATATCAGATGGAGTATCAATATCATCTGCACTTGCTGCCACTGTTACAGCATTTGTAACATCAGTTCCTGCACCGCCTGCTCCGTTGTTTAATTTCCAAGTTCCGCCGTCTGCACTGGTTGAAATAGAATGAACGTTGGTTATAAGGAATTTAAAAGGAGCATTTGAACTGTAAATGTTTACCGCTGCTGCCTGATTGGTAAGATTGTATGTTAATACGCCCTTAACTCCATAATTACCAATTGCTATCGGGTCAAGCTCATCTGCATTGATATTTGATATTGTATTAGAGTCCGCATCTATTGTTTTAAGAGTTATTGTTGCTGCCGTATTATCCATTACAAAATTATCAGCTGCATCCCCAATATCGGGAATTGTAGCTACGGCTGCTGCATTAGTCTGGTTAGCAGCTGTAATAGTTGTGTCATTTGCGCCACCCTCTAACTTGGGGGTTGTAAAGGTTTTTACTCCAGTTATTGCCTCAATACCACCGAGGGTTGCTAGTGTTCCAGTTGTAGGAAGTGTTACATCAGTAGCACCACCAGTAGTAAAGGTAAGCGAATCATCACCCACTGTTATTAAATCACCCGTTGTAGTTATTGCGCCACCCAGAGTAATTGTTCTAGCTGCATCACCGGTAGTAATTGTTAAGTTCCTGTCTGCTGTTAAATCAGACCCAGGAACTATAACGAGATCATGAGAAGCGTTAGTATCAAGTAAATGTAATCCAGTATTTGGAAGCGTTTGAGCTGCCGTGAATGTTTGAGTTTCATTTATAAATGCAAATGTTCTAGCTCCACCTACCGCCGGAACTGTTAAAGTGTAAGCTCCACCAGCTGTCCCAAAATCTAAAGTATAGTCACTAGCCCCAGCTTCGGCGGTAATTGTATTATTAAAATTAGAAGTTGTTGCTAATGTAGGTATTCCCCATGACGGGTTCTGTCCTGCGCCATTTGTCAATAATGAATAACCGGCAGTACCAACATTTAAAGAAACCCAATTTGAGCCATCATTGTAAAGTATTTCGCCTTGTGCTTCGCCTGATATAGTTAAATCAGTTACGGACAAAGCGCCGGCATTACTTAAAGTACCATCTCCAGATAAAGCAACCGATGTTGCCACGTTGCCGGCGCTACCCACAAGTAAATTACCTGAAGATAAAGCTGCAAATTTGCTGAAATCAATTGCTGCTGAAGCGTTAATGTCTGCGTTAAGTATTGCGCCGTTAACTATTTTAGCAGATGTTACTGTGTCGTTTCCTGGAGTTGTTGATACGGTAAGAGCTGTTATTGCATCATCAACCGCCGAAAAAGTCCTGGACACATCAGGCCGCCCGCTGGTGTAATCACTAAAATTTGTTAATGCTTTTTTTGCCGCAATAGCTGGAAGCGCAAGTAATGACGCCAATAACGCTATTGTTAATAATTTTTTTCTAAGTTTCATTTAATATCCTTTCTGGCTCTCTGCCACTTTTTAAGTTATAAACGTAAAATAATAAATCTTTTAAATCTTGTCCTTTTAGTTCTGTTACTTCTTTTTCCCCTAGTGTTGCAATTATTTTTCTATAAGATTGATTATCGGTTACAAGCTCGACAATGAGTGGGTCAAAATGCATTGATAAAAGGATTTCTAAATTCATGATTACCTCCCGCTTTTGCTAAATTGTTCTTGTATACTTAGTTCTTCTTGTGATTCTGGAAACTTTCTTGTATCTCTAACTGGCCAGTAGTATTCTATTGGATAACTAGCCGCATCAAAGATGTGTTCTAAAAATTTACTATTCGGGTCGTTGCTTAATATGGTTTGTGTTGGCTTATCAACTACCGACGTCCCCGGTTTAAAGCACAGTTTTTGATAGTTGTATATAAGCCATTTGCACTTAGGAGAGGTATAAACTTGTATCTCGCCGGCATCAGTCAGCATTTTGTTATTAAATGCATCAAACCGTGCTACCTTGCGGGGGTTACCCTCTTTTATATCAACTCTTATATTTGTATATCCATAATCAAAAAGAATATTTCTTAACTGGACAAACTTGGTTTTGTCACTGCCTGCGTCCCTATTATCTCCGGAAGCATCCCCGTTTATTATTATTTCGCCCTTATGAAATCCGTAACGTTCAAGAAACTCTCTTGCCGTGTCCCTAACGTTGGTATTCTCTACCACTATTTCATCAATAAAGTATATCTTTGTAGCAGGATTCCTAATATCCCCTGTCATGCTAGCGTTTGTATGAGCTAACACCCAGCACATAGGGTCAACGTTAAAATCACAGGATATATGCAGCGGCTCGGAAGGATAGTAATTAACTGCTTTGATGTGCTTGGTTTTGTTAAAATATTTTACTACTGTGTTAAGGTTTCCGCCTTTAGGCTTATTAAGATAATCCCGTTCATATTTGTCTGGCTTATGTTGCCTCAGTAATTCAGCTCTTTGGATAAATTGAGAACTCAGTAAACCTAAATGCTGTATTTCGGGATAATTTACCTCTATAAAATAAGTGCCTTCTGGAGCCTTCATTGCTTCATAGTCCAGAAACAGCGAATCCTCAACCGGAAGAGAGTCATCTATTCTGTTGTATATCACAAGCAGAACACAGCCGGCTTTCCTTAATGTCGGGATAAGTACATCCCAAACTGCTTGTGATACCGATTGTGCCTCGTCAATTATAAAAAAGTCTGTTGTTGTAGCTATGCCCTTAAGATTTTCTATGGCTGCTGTGTTTATTTCTTTCAAGCCCTTAAAAAACATATAAGAGCCATTAATGTGGCGAATTGCGTCATTAGTAGAAGAAAACCCCCTATTGGGGAATTCGGTTTCTATTATCCCGTCTAATTCAGCTTTCAGTGAATCGCTTAATGTCTCCTTGGTTTCCCTGAAAAAACAAGTTTTCTTTTTTGCCTGAGTAGAACATAACAACACGCCCCTCAATGCGTGGCCTGTTTTCATCGAGCCACGGCCGCCAGTCAGAGCTATTACATTAAATTTTGAATTATTTAATTCAAGTAATGGTTTATATTTTTTATAAAATTTCATACAATTTCAACAGCAAATGATGCTGTATTTATAGTGCCACTTAATTCTTTTTTCTCGCTCTTTAACCCTGATATATCCAGCACAGCTTTAATTGCATTTATTTTGTCTGCTGTTTTTACAGTTGTTATTGCCCCTTCTTGGGTTATTGACAGCGTATCCATTTCAATTATTTTTTTTAACTCAGGCAGAGAAATACTTACAAGCTCATCTATCTCTGTCTTGTAATTATTTGCTATTTCTTCTTGTATTTTACTTTTTTCTACTTTCCAGTCTTCTTCGTAAGCTTTATTGGAAATAGTTTGAGCTTTCACTTTGTATTTTTTAGCAAGCTCAATGGGCTTTTTGCCTTCCAAATATCCTATTTTAATCTTTGCCCAGTTTGCCATCCTATCACCTCGCCCCGCGCGCCGGCGGGTTATATTGTATAGGGAGTCTATTAAGGCAAGCTCTCCCAAAAAACCGATTGTTAGTGTTTTTACACCTACCACAAACTTATCCTAAATCTCGGTAAGAAACCTGTCGTTTATGGCCAATATTAAAACAGGAATTTCTTTTATTACAACCCGCTCCCTTCGTGCTTCCGCTGGCTCTGTAGCTCGATTATTTTGCTTTTATATACTTCGGCAAAATCCCGGTAATTTTTCCAGAGTGCTTCGTCCTGGTAATAACTGTCAGATAAACTTTTTATAGTTTCCTCGGTTTCTGTGCCTTCAAATTTTTTTAAAAGCAATTGGATTTTATTTTCAAAACTGGCTGTACTTTTATCTATATGCCGGGCCATTAGAACAGCTAATCTTGCACAGGCTGTGGCGTGCTGCTCTCGGTGTTCTGCTTTTTTAGTTATACAATCGGCCTGTTTTTCGAGGTATTCGTGTATTTGTTCAGATATTCCCATGCTCCTCCGATTTAATGCAGTTAGTTCAAGAGGTCTTATAGCTTGCTTGCGTTGACCGGTCGCTACAAGTACCTTTCGATTGTCCTAATCAGATTCTTATAGCCTCAAGAACCTCACTGCTAGGATAATTCTTTTAAAAAAAACACAGGCGGGGTTCATAATCAGGGTACAACTGCCCGCCTACTAGGCTAGATCCTATTTGTGAAGTGGAAATAGTACAAGGGAAGCCTGCGCCTCCCTGATGGCTTGCGCCGTGATTCCTGCCCCGCCGATTTTCGCATTATGTTTACGTTATCGGAAATCCGATAACGGTAATTTTCTTGAGGCGTGGCGGGTGCTATAAATATTTTTTAAAATCTTAATGTTTTATATATTGACAAAAAACTAATAGTGTTATATATTTATATTGTTAGGTTAATTAAGGAGATCGAAAATGAATATTAAACAACTTGATTTACTAATCCAATCCTGCATAGACAAAGGTGATAATGATTTAGTTAAATATTATTTAAAAAAAAGGAAACAACTTGTTAAAGAAATCACAAAAAATATTAATGAAGCTCTAGCCGTTCAATAACGGCTTCTTCCTTCAATCCAGCGAGTGACTGGCTTGAAATTAGAAGCAGAAAGGACGGAATTATGCAAAAATTTGTTTTTGAAGTAAGAAAAAGTAATTCAAATGACTGGAAGGATACAGCCTATTATTATCCCGGAATTATGGCTGATAACTTTAATGACGCTTATTGTAAATTATTAAAAGAATACCCTAGAGATAAAGGCTATCACGGCCATTATGACATAACATCAAGATCACAGGAGGCACAATGACCCGTGGCGGATGGCGGGGCGGTGGTCGCCCCAAAGGTACAAACTATAAAATGAAGTCTTACCGAGTAACCGATCAGGAAGATGAAATTATAAAACGCTGGTTGAAAAAAAGACATTCAAAACCCCGGGATTAATCGGGGTTATTTTTTTACTAAATTTCTGATTTTCGAAAGTTTCACTAATCTCACACGCCCCGTTAAGGTGGCTTAAAATTTTTCCCGGGGTGTGGGGTACTTGCTTTCTTGGTTATCTTTTAAAAACACATAATTTTTATTATCGGTCTATATCGACTAGAAAGAGTTACCCTTTAATATCTATCTTCTTATCCCGCAGCGGCTGGCACTCCAGCGGCTTCAACTTCGGTATGTACGGCCGGGGGCTGACGTAGGCGCCCGCCTGCTTAATTGCTCTTTGTATCGGTTGTGAGTTCTGTATGTTCATTTTTAATTTTTCCTATTTCTTTATCCAGGTATCCGTTTGCTAAATCCAAAACTTTGTTTGGAATTGCCTGCACTTTTTCACTGGTCACGCCTGCTTTTATATACGGATATGCCCATATAATAGCTATGTCTTGTTTGGAAGGAATAAGAGCCGTCAATAACCCTGAAAAAACAACAACTACAACAATTAAGTAAAATTTAGATTGGATAATTAAACTTACATTTTTAGCATATAAATAATCTTTGTCGTCTTCTCCAAATCTTCTGTTAGAAAATTCTTCACCTTTAAAAACTAAGTAAAAAATACCTGCCAACGCAAACAATATAATAGAAATTATATTTAAGGTAATTATAACTTCCCTTATTGATTCACTTATACTCCATAAATAAATTGCAAATTGTTCTGACATTTCCGCTCCTCCTTATATCCCCACCAAAATTGTATGCTCTGTTACTGGCTCTTTTATTCTGCCTTCTCCCCGATATTTCATTGCCCTGCTCTGTTCTGTTCTGGATAAAGACTATTTTTTAATTTGTGCTCGACTTCATATTCTTCAATATCATATTTTCTTCCGGCACTTACGCCACTACAAAGTCCACCCTGTAAAATAGTGTATTTTTCTGTATATTTTAATCTTTTATATTTTTCTTTATCTAACTGTTTATTTATTTGCGATTCTGCCTTTTTGCCAGTGTATATTTTTACATTTTCTAAAGTTAATATAACCAATTTTGGGTTTTTGCAATGGCTGCATTCTGGCAAATAGTAAAGAAGTGTGTTTTGTTTTTCGTTTATAAATTTTAATGGCTGCTGCGTTCTATGACAGCATTCTATTTCTCTTAAATTTTTCCCTTCTTTACCTTTCTTGCAGCCTGAATTTAAATAATAGGACGTATGAGTTAATACTTTTACTCCATCCTTGTAAATCTTTTCTGTAGTTTTACCAAAAGCCCAATTATCAAAATCATTATTAACTTTTTCGGCAAGGTCTTTTGGTAAACAAGATACCTCTTCCGACCATTCCAATAATTCAGGAATAGCTTTTCTTACAAACCTTGTAAACTGATCTCTATACAGGTTATAAACTATTAATACGCCTTTTTTCTTAATATTTCTATTATTGTCTGTGTATTCCTTTATCGCTAAATAGATATTACCCGCATAGAGTTCTTTTTTTTGTTCAGAACTTAAATATTTTAAAACTTCCTTAACCCCTGAAACCTTATAATAGCTATCAAATTTAGACAACGGCTCCCCCTTCTCGGTTTAAGCATTTTACCTGATCGTGACCCTAACAGATTAGCTCCGCAATACTGCGACTAGTAAACCTACTTTCCTCCCCCGCTGCTGACTTGAACAGCACAATCCCATTAACAGGGTGGTATTTTATTATTTTAACAGACTTTATAAACAATAATAATCAATTATAGACATTATTCGCTTAAAAAATCCTCTATAGTTATGTATTGCAGTTTCAAGGCTTTTTTAATAAGCCTTATAAGTACAACTCTTGGAGAGGTTTTATCGTTATTCGTATTAGAAACCTGTAACTTCTCATAAATTTTATTCAGAGTAGGATAAACAGTACCTTCCGCTACAAATAATTTCTTTTGTATATCTTTATTACTATAGCCTTTTAGTAAACATAAAAGATAATCTTTTTCTCTGTTTGTAAGTATTCCCACTTCTTAACCCTCCGTTTCTCGCTAAATTCTTTATCAAATTCACATACTCCGTGTGCCATGCGCCTAATAAGGTCGTATATTGCCTGCTCCGCCGCACCGCTGGGCTTGTCCTTGTGCTGGTTGTTTTTAAAGTTTGTCCGGTCACGCACGGTTAGCCTCCAAACTTAAAATGGACTACTCCGGGAATCGGGTTTTCATAAGCCCACTGGATCGCCTTTTCTTTAGCATCCTTGCCGAAATAGACAAGGCATAGCGGCGTTGCAAACTGCCCCATGAATTGCTTAGTTTCAGGGTGGATAAATCCTAAGTTTTTATTTTTAGTCAGGCTCACCCAAAAGCAATCAGGGTTATTAAAAATGTAATCCCTGAAATATACCGTTTCGGGACGTAGTGGGAGGATGGAATATATCCCGCCACAAATAGATTTTTCTTTAACTTCTTTTACCGCTTTTTTTATGAATTTATATGCAATATTAAAAGGTGGATTAAAAAAGTTAATTTCATCTCCGGAAACAAACCAAGGGCGTTTTAAACTACACCCAATATATTTTTTATAATGCTTTTTTGCTGGAATATTTTCCTCGTCACAGCATAAATCAATATCAAAATATCTGATTTTCTCAAACCCCAGAATCGGTTTATAAATAAACTCCGGCGTCTGGTAGTCGTTGCGCTCGCTTTTTTGTGTTATGTCGTATGTTTTAACCATTTTCCTTCATCTCCTTCGCTATCCACGTAAACAACCTTTTAAAGTCCCCAGCGTAGTATTTTATTGAGTACCACGCCAGCCACAGCCGGTGGCGCATTATTTAAAAACCAAGGCAAGTCCGGCAAGTAGAAGGAATCCCCCTGCTAAAAACTTTTTATCCTCAGCCATAAAAATAGCAAATAAAATCATATTGAATTGAAATTCTGTCATATCTCTTTTCCTTCCTGCCCGCGCGGGGCGGTTAATCTACTTACTAACAGGGTACTCCGCCCATTCACTGCCGAAAATTTTCGGCATTTTAACCAGTTTGCCGTTAATATGCGCCTGCTTCACAAATACAGGCACTTTTGCGGCTGTTGCCTGCAATACTATGTTTTCAATCCATTCGATTTTACATTCACGCATTCCGGGCCCTGATTCTGCCCCGACTATTACCCAATCAATGCCGGATAAATCCAGCTCTCCAAGATCACCCAGTAACGGCTCACAGGAGAGAAATTTTGTTTTTGCATTCGTGGCCCGCAGGTCATCAATTCTGTTTTTATATTTTGCCAGCTCAACAGATACGCCCAGCCAAATATTTAACGGAAATGTCCAAAATTTTAAATTACTAGACCTTTTAGTTAAAATCTGAAAAATATGCTCTGGATGAGCTTCAATTTTATGAAATAATTTGTCTGTAAATTCTACCGGTACATTGTCATGAAATAAATCTGACATTGAATTAACAAATATCATTTTTGGTTTTTTACCAAAATCTTTGTTTAATTCATTAGTGCAAGGCCAAACTTCCCTGAAAGGTCTTTCATACTTATATTGCCCCATTGCCTGCAGCCGCTTGTGCATTTTTTCAGCGTAGCAGTTCTGGCAGCCCTCGCTTACCTTTGTGCATCCTGTTACTGGATTCCATGTTACTTGTGTCCATTCTATTTTACTCATTGTGCGCCGTGCCTCCTATACTTTGTACTTCTCTAACGTGTTTATCTTTGCCTGCAACGCCTCACATTTACATTTAAGCTGTGTTATTATGGCGTTTAATTCTTCTATACTTTGATTTTCTACCTTCTTTTCGTTTTGATAAGGGTTAAATGTATACTGCATTGCGTATTTCCTCCACTCTTTTTAGTAGAAATTCCCTCATGTCTGGCAGTTCATGCAGTAACATATTATAAAATGCTAGTAGTAGTGTCTTTCTCATTTGCTTGATTTCCAAAATTGCTTATTTACATCTAAAATTTGCTGATATTCTTTAACAAAATTAAGCTCAAAATTTCCTGTCATAGTGTCCCTTGCCTTTGCAACTGCGGCCTCAAGAATGCCTTTTTTATCTGATTCCGAGTTATAATAATCATCCCTGTATAAGAAAATTACAAAGTCGGAATCCTGCTCTATAGATGAACTTTCCTTTAAATCGCTTAATATTGGTCTTTTGTTTGATCTTGCCTCGGGCGCACGGCTCAACTGTGCTAAACAGAACACCGGAACATCTAAGGTTCTGGCTAAAAGCTTCAATCCTCTTGTTAAATAACAAACTTCCTCTCTTTTATCCCTAAAGCGGTCACTGGTTTGTAAAAGAGTTAAATAGTCTATTATTATTACGTCTAAGTTGCCCTGTCTTTTTAAAAGCCTGGCATAGCTTTCTATTTTGTTAAGAGTTATATTATATTCGTCATTTATCCACACTGGGAGTTTATTTATAGAGCTATTAAGGTTATTAAAGTAATCGGCCTGCTTATCTCCAAGCTCGTGACCTCTAACTAATAAAGAGTTTATATGTAATTCCGCACAGTTTAAACGTTTTCTTATTTCCCTTTTTGACATTTCCAAGGATATAAATAAAACATTTTTTTTCTGATCTACTATTCTACGGCATAAATTAAGAGCAAAGGCGGTTTTCCCGGCACCCGTGGCAGCTGCTATTGTGATATACTCCCCGCCATAAAAGCCCTTGGTTATGTAATCTAACTCCTTAAAGCCTGACTTTATAACCTTGTCATAGGTATTACAATAGTGTTCAAGGTCGGAATCCTCATCTTTGCCTATATGGGAAAATATTTCCTTGCTTGTGTTTTCCTCAATAAAACTTTGAAGTTCTTTTATGAGGCTTATATCTTCAATAGTTTCAGCGTTTTTTATACTGTCTTTTAGCTGTCCTTCAAGAAGTCTTTTACAAATAGAGGAATAATTAGCCGATGTTATGTAATTCATACAGGCTTGCGCTATTATATCTCCTATTTTTACATTGTATTGTTTGTTATTTTCAAGGTAATCAATAACAGCGCCGCCATCAATATACTCAAGGCTTTTAACTGCGTTGATTATTTTTTGACAATTACTATCAAAACGGTACAGCTTAAGAAATTCGAGAATGTTTTTCCTATTAATAGGACAATTTAAAAGCATTCCTATTATTTCTATCTCGTAATCTATCCGTGCAGTTGCCATTTCCCATTATCCTTTACTATTTCTTTTGCCTGAGAATTACTTGCAATTTTTAAAATATAATTATCGTTGTTACAGTTGGGCGGCACATTCGCATGCTTGAATTTTGTAGCAATCTCAACCAAATTGACATTTTTGTACGTTTTTTTAATACTACCCAAAAGGACTTTTATGGCTTTTTCTCTATTTTCAAAAGTATGGTAATTTGATTCGAAAATTATTTTAAAAAATTCATCTTCGTCGGATAATTCTATTCTATTCTGTTCTGTTCTATTCTGTTGTTCAAAATTCGTCGAATGATCGTCGAATGATCTTCGAATGATCTTCGAATTACTTAAAGTTTTATAGCCATATTTACCTAATAACTCGCCCGATGGGAGTGGATAAGTAAAATTAGGCCTATCTACCCTCTGATGTTCAGAGAATGTAATAATCCAGATATACTCCTGCCCGCTGGATTCGTATATCGTAACAAGGTTATTTTTAATTAACTCATCAAGAAATTTTTCTACGTCAACATTGTCCGCCGGGAAAACATTCATTTTATTTTTTTTAGGACTATTCTTCAAAAGACCGTTGTCATCAGCAAAGTTAAGCATTCCGATGAATAATAACCTTGCCCCAAAAGAACATTCAGCTAATTGCTCGTTTCCCCACAATTGATGTTTTATTATTCTATTTCTTGCCATATATTCTCCTCTCGCACACCCCGCCGCGCGGCTAGGGCTGTTTATTCTTCTTCGTATTCGTCATCAGGGTCAATGCCGTTTAATTCGTTGTAACAATCCTCGCAAAGATCCCCAGCTTCCATTAATTCCCATTGCCCGCAATTCCGGCATAAATCATAACTCATGCCACCGCCCCCGCACCTCTGCCTCGGTCAATAAATTTTTATTTACCTTTCTTGTAAATGCCATATTTTCTTTTTGAGTGCATATTAATAAATTTTCTTTTCTGTTGTCCTGAGGGCTTCCATTGATATGATGAACAACTTTGTCTTTGGGTGGGTTCATTATTAGTCTATGTATACTAAAACTTGGGTTTTTATAGCTTTCATTTGCTCTTGCATAGTAATTTTTGCCCTTGCCGCGGTGAGCTTGCCAAACATATTTACTTACTTTTTCTATATCTTCAGAGTCTATTAAGAACTCAAGAATAAGGTCATTTCTTTTTATTAATACTTTTGAATATTTATCATTTATTTTTATAATCTTATTTTTCTTTATCTTACTCCTAAAGGAATTATGACAATCATAAGAACAAAAAAACTTACTAGTTTTACTGGCTTTTATTTTATGTTGCTGTCTTTCGATTTCCTGTCCACAGAAAGCACAATTAAATTTTTCACGACTAATGACCATGCCTTTGTAGTGTTTATTTTGGCAATCTCTATTGCAGTAAAGATTTTTTGCTGTTTTTACATAGCAAGGAGCTTTCCATATTTCTTTATTGCAATAAGCGCAATTAACTTTTATTTTTTTCGATAAGGCCTTGCTTATTTTTTGTTTTGTTTCTTCTAAATGTGCCATTATTCTTGCTCCACGCCGATCCGCTGCCAGAATTCTCTAGTTGTTTCCATGGTGTGCCTCCTGTGCTTCTGTCTTTGGTACTAATCCAATAAGTTTTAAATCGCTTGAATTGTTTGTAATTTTTGCACCTGGAATTATTCGCATAAAATTAGCTATCATTGCCGAAGATAAGCCCTTAAACTCTAATTCGCTTATTGGGCTAGTATTTCTATGTAATTTTATTATTTTTGGTCTAGATATATACTTACTCAAGCGTATGCCAGAATAGCAACGCTCATGCTCAACGGCCACAGCCTCGCAAGGTGTTAATATTGCAAAAACGCCATCACTATTCTTGCCATAATAAGGGTAATTTATTTTATATCCACTCACCGGCCTACCCCTCCCCCTGCGGTTCTTGGCTTATCCCGCACTTGTCGCTAAAATACTCAAAATCCTTATTATTTAGCACTATAGCAGCGTCTTTTGCTTCCTGCGGTGCGGCGGTCAGGGCTGCGTCTACTTTTATTAAGTATCTGCTAGCTATGCCTGATGTATCTTTGGATATTTCAAGCTCGCAAGTAAAGGGTAAAATATCAGTATGTAATTTTCTTATATCCTTAAATCCTCTTCTTGCTTCTTCCAACACATCCAGAAGCCGCTGGTTTTCTGCAATAACTTCTTTAGCTTTTAAATAGCTGATAGCAAAAGAATCCTCTTCACTAAAAAGCCCGCAAATCCGGCTAAGGTTTTCTAAAGTTAGCTCCACCTCCGCCGCCTGCGCTTGAAGCTGGGCTTCTTTGTTTGCACAATGTGGACATATAGTCATTATGATTCTCCCTTCCTGATTATCTCAAACCCCACGCCACGGGCTATGTCGTTCTTGCAAGCCTGACACTGTAAATAAACACATTCAGGCGGACATTTTACATCTGTACTGCCGCAGTTTCGGCATTTATATTTGTTTAATGCTGTCATGATTGCCTCCTTTATGCTTATTCTCAAATTCCCATCCAGTACAAATATGATTTCCGTCTTTATCAAGACGGGGAGTTGTTGAGCCAAACCATCCAGATTTTGTATAGTGACATCCTGTAGCGTTATCTATATACAAACCTAAACCACTTCTTGCAAACCGGCTTTTGTCGGTGCTATCAGTAGGGGTAAACAAATTAAAGATAAAGCTCAAAATCAAAAAAATAACGATAAAAGTAATAATTTTATCAAGCATTACATTTTCCTCCGTGCATATTCTGCTATTAATAAAGCCTCTGCCCTGCCGTCCTGCGCGTTTCTTATTTCCTCTTTAGGAAATAGCTGCCGGGCGGTCTGCACAGATAGCCCTTTTGTGCTGTTTAGATTAAATTCTTTTTTCCAGACCTGAGGGCGAATTTCCTGGAAAGGGATTTTTAAAGCTGTTAAAATTCCTTTATATGCCCCATAGCCAGTACCATAATTAAACATTGAGGTTACACCCTGTTTCGGCATTGCCTGAGCTTTTTCTATCAAGCAAAATGCGCTATCTTTGAATGCTTCAAGCTCCTCGCTTATTGCCTGTAAATCAATTTCTTTTTCGCACAGCGGGCAATCAAAAACTAATACAATTCCTTTTTTGTCCAGTATGGCTATTGCACCCTTTTTCCCCGGGTCAATTCCTATAAAATACTTGCTCACGACTCCCCCGCCTCCTGCACTAACTCTAAAAGGCAATACTCTTCATGGGTAAGCTTGCCTGTTTTCCGGCGTGGCCTGCTCGGCAAGCAAACACAAAAATCCTTATGTCGCCCGCAGTTCTGGCAATATACAACCTCTGCCGCTTGCATTAATGGTGTTGGCTCCTCGCCATAGGCTTGTTCCAAGTCTTTTTCATAAAGAAAATTACTTTTATGTATAGCTAAAGCTAAATCCTTTATAGTTTTAATCAGCTCTGATAAATCTTGACACATATTCGGCTATTTCCTTCTCACTCATCCAAAATATATTTTTTAAAGGTGGCAGTTTGCTTCCGAGGCCTGCCAACTCGTGCCTGTTTATTTGCGTGGCCCCCACGCCGGCCGGCGAGGTTACTTCTTAAAACGGGATTTCATCTATATCCTCTCCGGTCAAGTCGCTGTCCACTTGTGATCCATCAGTGCTATCTATCATTTTTTGAAAAGTCATTGAATTAGTTATTTTTTCCTGTAGCCATTCAGGGAAATCGGCAATTTTCTTTAAATCGTCAACATCAAAATCAAAAGATTTTAATTCATTTTCTACGGCTATAGGTGTGTGTGTTTTACCTACAGGAAGAACATTGATAATATTCCAGGTTTTATCGTTTTTTGTTTCGTGGATTATCTGTATATTGCAGTCTTTCCCTAAAATATTCTTTAAATTAAAAGCCTTTAATTCTTCCTCGGTGAAAGCTTTTCCCCTCCAAGAGTTTAAATCTTTTCTCAGGTTGGATTTTTCGCCCAAATTGGCAGTATAAGTTTTTCTTACTATTTGATTAAATTTCTTTTTTTCGCCGTCTTTTTCATATTCGATAACTATTTCGGGGATTTCCCATTCAAGTAAAACTTGATTTTTGTACTTGGTAACGCCCTGATATTCTGTTTCCTGCTCTCCAAGGTCAACAACAGAAATACACTTAGCCTCATACAATCCCTCAGGGATTAATTTGTATTCCTTTTTTTCTTCTTTAATTGTAAGCGACATGTTTTTCTCCTTTTCCGCCCACTACGGGGCATTTAATTATCTCTAAAGTATTCTTCTAATTCTTTTTTGTCTTCCAGGTCAGACAGCCAGCCCGTCACCGGGTCTTTAATAAAGAATCCGGCTATCAGACATAATAAGCACGCTATAAATTCCATTTATTTCCCTCTTTAATTGTTGCTGTGGTCGTTGTTCTCAAATAATTTGGCTGATTCTTTTTCCATATGTTGTTCTATTATTTCTACGCCGATTTCCTTTGTTAGTATTTCAATATTTCTTTCAGCAATGGCCTTGATCGCGTAACAATCAGCTAGTAGTGATAAATTTAATACGTGGTCTGTCATTATTCGATTTCCTCCAGCCAGTTTTTAAGCCCTAACACGGCAAGGTGTAAATCTTCACTGAATAAATCATCTATGGCATCAACAGCAAAGGGAAATTCATCAAGGACTTCATACAGGTCATCAGCCCTTAGTTTTACAGTTAGGTTGCCGTAGTAATGGTTGCAAATATAGATACACAACAAAACTCGCTCGTTCCAGCTTGATTGCTTATAAAACCTATTCCAGAAGTTAATCAGCTTCGGCATCCATTTTTCAAGCTCATTTTCCTGCTTTGCTTGGTTTTCTTCTATGTATCTTTTTTCTGCTTTTTCCTGATAATCGCAGTGCTTATTCCATTCTGCGGCAGGGTCATAGTTTACATTCATTGTGCTATCCTTTAATTAAATCCCTATAACCTGTCAGAGATTTAGGAAAAGGGCCGCACGGGGGCGGCATGAGGATCATCTGCCTTGCTGTAAATTCAATGCCTGCTTTACTGGCTGGCCGCATACGCAGGTCTTTAAGTGTGTGCAATGTGTTTTGCTTCCAGTGTTTAACCAATATTGACGGCATGTTTCTTTGTGCTTGCAGTCCATTTTTATAATCCCTTCATTTCTACTAATACCTGGTAATCGTTAATGCTTGTTTGATGTGGCGGGTTATACCCGGTTGCGATCATAGCCAGTAAGATTATTATCAAAGTTATTCTCAAAGTGCGCCTCCTTTTTTAATCACAAACTAAACTCTGAATATTAACCCCATCAAGCTTTTCCTGTTCAGTCAAATTGCATTCTGAACAATTGCCACTTAATCCTGAACAATCGCCCCTTAATCCTGAACAATCGCCCCATAATCTTGAACAATTGCCCCATAATTCTGAACAATCGCCCCATAATCTTGAACAATCGCCACTTAATTCTGAACAATTGCCACTTAATCCTGAACAATTGCCACTTAATCTTGAACAATTGCCCCATAATCCTGAACAATTGCCACTTAATTCTGAACAATCGCCCCATAATCTTGAACAATCGCCACTTAATTCTGAACAATTGCCTAAATTTCCATTATCAACAATAGTTTTACTGCCATCAGTATTAATAATAAATAATTCTTTTTTGACTCTTTTTAGCGCCTTTTCCATTTTATTTTTCCTTTCGTGTTTGTAATAAAAGCGGGGCTAACTGTGATCGTGTCGTTGAGCGTGCTAGCCCCGGAGTAAAGAGTGTTTGGGTCTTAGTATGATATTGTGCGCTGTTGATCGCCCCGACAGCGTGCGGGTTTTGTTTGATTTGACTTGGAAATATCTTTGGTATATAAAATAGATTAAACAGATAACCTATAAGTTTGAAAGATAAAATCGATTAGTGGCTTGCTGGTAGAAGTGCCAGCTAGCACCTGGTGGACAAAAACCCTTGAACATCCGTATGCTCTGGCAATACCTGACAGGGTAATACCGAGGTCTTTAAGTTCTTGTCTAATGTTAAGTAATTGTTTTTTAGTCATGATTGATTTAATCTTTACTTTATTAACTTGATATAATAGTAAACCAAACTTGACTTTCTGTCAAGCATTAAATTTACAATTCGTAAAGTACCATGAAAATCCAACAAGCACACGAAAAATTAATAGAAATAAAATGTGTAAAAATCCCAGAGGGGGCGTTTACTGAGCCGCTGGGTATTACAAAACAAGCAGTAAGCCAAAGATTTAGAAAAAATAGCGAATTGACTGAAGGTCAACTTAAACAACTTGAAGAATATTTTCAGGTAAATTTATCCGAACCCACGCCCACCATCCATGATAAAAACGATATCCCTGATGAGCTGGGAATAACCGAAAACGACTGGAATATGATAACTGATTTAGTTCTTGACCAGAGAGAGGTTTTCTTGCTTATGTGCAAGAAGCTTAAGTCTGACCCGCAGGCGGTCATTAAGTTTCTTTTTGGCTAATAATTTAATTTTATTTTTAACGTAATTTTTCGCAACAAAAACACCGCCAGCAGTAACCATTCCCAACACTCCTGTATAACATATAAAGCAGGGTTACAGCTTACTATACACATTGTAATTACACAATAGATATTTACAAAAGTTATTGTTTTGTGTATACTCAATAAGTATAAAAAGAAAATTCTATTTTAAAAGGATTTTTAATGTTATTGTATAAAATATTTAGAACCCAAAAAGATTTTGTTTTAAAATATTATAAAAACAAATTTGGTAAAATTATAGTAAAAATACAACCAAAGAAAAATTTTTGGCCTGGGGTGTTGGGCAATTTCAGGACAATAAGTTTTGACAATACGGATAGCCAAAGGGAAAAGAATCCTTATTAAGCAAACTTGTTTTGCGCCGCTGGTGATCGAGCCGATTTTAGAGGATTTGTATAATTATAAGCGGGCGGTGGAGGATTTTTAATTCTTGTTTATTATTGCGGCAATAAGTTTGCTTAAATCGCACTTATAGGTGCCGCTGGTAGTTATACAGTTAATTTCTACTACTTTGGGATAATAATTTCCCTTTATTAAGCATAAATCAAGGGTAAAATCTTTTAAATGCTTAACTTGTGTTGCAATCATTTTTGCATGGTTAATTATGTAATCTTCCGGTTCCTTTTCTTCCTGTTCTTCCCAAGAATATGAGCTATAAGTTACAACCTCGTTATCAAACACCCAGAAGCGCCACTCATGAAGTATTTCTTTATGAGAGGACACCAAAACCAAACAATCTTCATTAGCAGGACTTAAGAATGATATTTCTTTATCCCATTCTTTTTTACTTACTGAAAACCCTGTAAACGTCTTAAATCCATTATCAGGCTTGATAAATAACTTATCTGAATAATAAAGGTGTTTAAATATCTGGTTTTTAAACAAGGCTATCTTTAGAGCCCAAAAAGGCATAAATAAACAATCTTGGTTTAAATAATATTCAGGGAAATACTTCATATAATGTGTAACATAAAAATCTAAAGGATTTGCGCCCATTCCAATTAAGCCTGAATGTCTTGCCCAGTTTAAAGGAACGAGTCCTCTTATATTTTTTCTACCTATAAGCTGTTTTATGAGGCTTTCGTTTTTAGGCTCAAAATAGTGCCCCCTTATAATTTTAGGGTTCCAGCTTAGGCTTTGTATGATTTTACTTGCTTCAAGCAAACTATCTTCACTATCAAAAATCCTACCATGTATTAAAAAATCACCGTTCATAACAATCCTTTCTTTTATTAAATCTCAGGCGGCTGGCTGGCGTTTCTAGGAGCGTTTTTAGTGACGTGCTAGTATTCTAACCTTAGCTTTATTTTTGCAGGCAGGGCATTCTAAAATTAGTCCTTTAAGAGTTTCATTTGCTATGTGGTACACCGCAATCCATGAATGAAAACACTTGCGGCACTTAACCTCTGCCACAGACCAAACCGGCTTGCCTGCCTCAATGTCTATTACGTTGTCACCCAACTCTGGATTTTGCATAGTATTTCAATTCTCCACAATTTTTACATTTTAAAAGTAAATGTTCCTGTTCAGAATCAATCTCTTTGAGCCTTATTAACTCACAAGGATTTAAGCCAAATATATGTAAAATTTTATCCATTATTCCCCGCCCTCTATACTTCCCAATCTTTATTATATTCTGAGTCGTCAGATAATATATTTTTAATACTGCTAACCCATCGGTAAATTATTTTTTTAGCAATTAATGGCAATTTATTAAACTCTTCTAATCTTAAATGTAATAATAATAACTCTCCATAAAAACCTTCTATAGACCAACGCTGCTCCCAAGGAGTTTTAATATTTTCAGCTATTATTAAAAGTTTTCTAAAATCATTTTCTACAATATTAAAATGTTCTTTTTCAAATTTTATCCTTTTAAATAGAGTCATTCCCCGCCCTCCCGCAGTTCCTTGTCAAATATTAGTGGTCTTTTTAAAGCCTCTGCCAGCTTCTCATTATACTTAGGTGGCTTGCTAAGCTCGTTCAACAACCATTCAAAATCTTCTTTTTCAAGTTCCATTTCGCAGTTCCTTCAAAATTTCCTGCCTGAACCCCCGGCGCCGGTAGCGCACGAGCTGGCGCTTGCCGTAGGGAGATTTGTCCTGCTGGCACCAACAATATTTATATGATACTTTTGCTTCATTTGCGTTTTTTGGGCGCATGGCCTTTCCCCTTATTGTATTCAAATGTCCAACCTTTTGTATGCTTGCGTTTTCCTATTAAGCAACTTAAGATGTTTCCCCTGTTTAAGTTGCGTAAGCGTGCAAATTCTCTTTGATTATTGACAATAAAAACTTCACCAGAAGGCGATATCGCCTTTATTGAATATGATTTTGATTTATTAATCTGTTGTTCTCTACATGTTGCCCATCTACAATTATTGGGTTCATAATTGCCATTAATATCAATTCTTTCTAAAGTTGTTTGTTTTTCTCCAAACTCTTCTACATGTTTTAAATAAGATTCATACATATCTTCTTTAAAATTTTCAAATTTCAACCATCTATCACAAATTTTAATACCCCTGCCTCCATAATTCTTATAATTGCTAGCCGTGGGAGCAAGGCAGCGAAATTTCATACCTGCCAATATTACATAAAATCTTGTTCTAGATAAACCATGCTTATAGCTGTAATTATATCCTTTTGCAAATTGTCCATTAGGTTTTTTCATTGCGCCTGCCTCCGGTTAGTCTACTTAACCCTAATAAGTGTTTTATTCTTAGCCTGCCTATTTAATTCAATGATATATTTTTTTAGCTCGCAAACCTGCTCGGCGGTTAAAGTTATTTTAGAACCTGGTTTAAAGTCACTGAATAAAAATAATAAAATTGAGTTAATCATCACGCCCTCCGCTGGCTAAAATCCTAAAAATGAAAGCTTGCAAACTGCTATAAGCTTTTTCTTTTCTTTTTGTTCTTCACATTCAAGGTTTAAACAGTAATCGCTATGTTTCATGCAATACCCTGTATGACAAAAATTTAAGCATTCTTTTATTTCATTATATTCATTTTTCGTTTTAGTCATATTTCCCTCCTATGGCTGTTAATTTAATCAAAAATAGTTGCTTTTATATCACTTAAAACAATATGGCGGCCTTGTTTTTCATAAACCTGCATGCATTGCGGGCAAACCATTCTGTCTATGTCAAATAAATAATCGCATTTTTTGCATTTTAAAGATTTTCCGTCATTTAAAATACGCCAGCTCGGTACACCAACGCTCATGCTAATTCATCCTCCTTGTAATGATATGCTTGCGATCTACCCTTTAAAACCCGTAAAGCATTTTTTAATCTATTTTTAAAACACATAACCCCAAAAAAAGGGTAAGGTTTAGCTATGTAATAACAGCCGTTTACCTCGACCTTGTTTTCATAGAATTTAATCATATCGTCAATTAATTTACTCAAAATAATTTCCTCCTTTTTTAAAATTATATCAGCAATTGACACTCAACGCAATACTGTGTAAAATATTATTATGATTAAATTTGGAACTAAATTAAAGCAGTTAAGAATAGTGGCAGGCGTGAGCCAGCGTAAACTTGCAGAAGCGGCAGGCATAGATTTTACCTATGTTTCAAAGATTGAAAATAACGTATATGCCTCGCCATCAGAGGAAACATTAATCAAAATGGCAGAGCTTTTGCAGGTCGAAAAGGATTATTTAATCCTGCTGGCTGGTAAAATACCCAGCGATTTAAAAGAGGATTTGCTAGCCCTGCCATACGAGCAGTTCCGGCGGGTGCTGGCGTTGGTGCGGAAGGTAAAGGAGGAACGGGAATGAGAAGCGAACAGGAAATAAAAGAACGTATTGCAAAAGGCAAAAAATATATGGATGAAACTAAAAACAATCAATACGCTTTATATGAGCGAAGAATGGTCGCAGGAGAGCTTATTGCTCTTGAGTGGGTTTTAAATTTGCCAAAATTTAATTATTAAAAAGAGGAATAAATGAAAACAGAAAAAGAAATAAAAAATAAATTAACAAAATTAAAAAAGAGTAATAACAAGAGGCTATGCCCTTTATATACAGAGTTAGGAATGATTGAAATTCTTGAATGGGTGTTAAATAAAGAAGCCCGCTCGCTGGGCGTGGCGGAATGAGTGATAAAATAATATGTAAAACCTGTACACACAAAGACGAAAAAAGCAAAGAAAATGTTTGCTGGATGGACTTAACTCAGGACAAGAAAGAATGCCTGTTCTATTTAAAGGATGGTAAAAATATTCTTGAAGGTGTGGTATAATAATTAAAGTTGACGGCCCAACGTTCTATAAAAACCACGATAGGTCCTAAGATAAAACCGCCCTCTTTAAACCGGATGAATTCCTTCAGTGTTTAAATGGCGGTTTTTGCTTTTGTGTGCTATAATAATATTACTAAGCGGCCAGTTGCAACTGCGCCGCATTTTTGTTAGCTGGCCTGCTGCTGTGCCTGTAAATTGCGAAGCACTCCACGAAAAAACTTTTTAGGCGTGGTGCGGATTTCTCTCAGGCTACTTAACGTGATATCAACCGCCTGCTTGACTAAAAAAGGGTTTTCCCGGGCAACCACGGCGCCGCTGTTTGGAACCCCCCAACGGTCAAGCTGGCTAACAATTCGCTTGTAATCGTCTTTGCTTATCCTGTGTATACACGGTGTTATACTTTGTTTATACTCTGTTTTTTTATAACCTTGTATAATACCAGGTTTATACTCCGTATTCTGTTCAAAAGGGGGTGAAGTCTTTTGGTAACGCTGGCGAAGCTGTTCGGCAAGTAACACCTGGTTTAACGATTCGAGATCTTGTGACATAAATATCCTCCTGGCTAATTTTTCGCATAACCTATTGACGCCCTGGAGGAATTTTGTTAATATTAATCTTGAAAGAAATCTTTGCCCTCCGGGGCATTTTTTATTTATATGAAGTTTTTGCCAATTGACTTAAAATAGTATACGATTTTATGGTGTACGGGTCAAGGCATTTTAGAACAGTTTGGGAAAGTTTAGTATGGAAAAATTAAAACTAACTGCCAAAGAATTACAGGACAGGCTTAATTGGAAGAAGTCAAAAGTATACTATTGGATTAATACGAAAAAGTTTGAAACTGTTGACGCTGAACTCGGATTAAAAATACTCATAACCGAGGCCAAGCTTGAAGAATTAAAAAATGATAATTCTTCTGAACAGTTTGAAGTAGAGTTTGAAAAAGTTGAGGAAAATTCTAAACCAGTTCAAAACAGTTCTAAAATTTCTGATAATGAAGTAATTTTGGCCATGCTCAGCATGCTCAAAGATCAACTAAATAACAATAATAATCAAATAAATCTACTTGAAACTTCCGAGAAAAGTACTAAAGATACTTACTATGAAGTAAAAGCAAAGTACGAACATTTGCAGGAAATTTACAAACAATTGCAAACTGAACATTCTGAACTAATTAAAAAGTTTGAAGCCCTGCAAAAAGTTCTTGAAAAAGAACGTAAAAAACCTTTCTGGAAAAGAAATATAATGTAATTTACAATCTTACAAAAGGAGGATTTTATGGGATTCTTTGAAAAACACGGCATTAGTGATCCAATGGAATTTGTAAAAGATGAAATTAAATTTAATGAATTTTATGAAAGTCTTACAAATGAAGATATCAAGGAGCTTTTAAAAGAATATTCAGACAATTATATAGAAAACATTAGGCTTAAAAAGGAACAACTAAACAAAAGAAAACGATAAAAAAGCCCAGCAAGTTCAGAGGATTGCCGGGCTGGGTTTTACTATATTGGGAGGAGGTTTTTAGTATTTCCATTTATTTTTGCGCATAGCAAATTTGACTGCCTGGTATTTCATCCAGGCACCATCGCCGAATAGTTTTGTAAATTTACCCCATTTTTTAACGCCATTGTCTAGCATTGCATGGTAAAACATATCTTGAGCATCATCCCAGCTGCACACAGGCGCACCGCTTAATCCTCTTTCGCAAACATAATCGTGCAAAATTCCACCTACTAGCGGGCAGCCCCAAGAATTAGTCTCAACAATGGCCGCTTTGGTTTCCCCATTTTCAATTAGTTCTTTTACGGCAAAGTAGTTGTCGCCTGTTAAATGTTCCAGGACATCTGGATTGCTGTGACCATTGGTCAAAAAGTCTATTGGTATAGTAATCTTTTTGCCTTTGTATTCATAGATATACGGTTTTGTTATACGTAAAAGGAATTTTTCTTTGTCCCAGATAGGACCATTTTTGCCCCAGATTGCTTCAAATTCTCCTTTTTGTATCCAGCTCATAATTTGACTCCTTTACTTATCGACTTCTCCAAAGTAAACGCCCGGTTTGTCCGGGAATGTGGCAACGTGAATGAAATTAGATTTTTTATACCAGATCACTTCTTTGAAAAGACCGATATTTTTAGCAACGTGAAACAAAGCTGGAAGATCATTACAAGTTAAATCTGTTGCATCGGCTTCTTTTGTGCTTGCTTGATGCCTGCTACTAGGAACACCTCCAACGCTGGCATTGTGCTTCATACACCTACACCCAGAAGTTACTGTCAGTTTTAATCCATATCTGTACCGTAATGCCTGCAGGTTAACTAAATGCTGATTACTCATATTAAAAAGCTTGCAGCCGCACTTGCAGCGTAATTCCAGCTCTGTAAAGTTTTTAATCTCTGCTTTCAGCGTCATTGTCAAACCCTCCGGTCATTGTATCCAGCTCGCCGAATAACATCTCGGCATACTCGTAAAGCTTAGCCTCCCGGCTCGAGAAATCCGGGTCCAGGTAATCCTTTAATTTTTTAAACTTAGCTTTGAATAGGTGTAGCGTGGTGGTCATTTTAACACCTGAAACAATCCCCATAGGAAAGCACCTACTCCACCAAGGGAATAAACTATTTTGCTGAAAAGCTTATTGTCTGATTCAAGGGTATCAACACGCTGGGAAAGCCCTTTTGTGCCATTTCCGCAAATGCAAACATACATAGCGGATATTTTTTTCTCCATTTCAATTACTCTGTCTTCGTACTTGCAGCTATGCTCTTTCATTGCGCTATATCCTCAACAAACTATATCTCTTGCAGTGCGGTAAAAAACCCTTCATTAATTAAGTCCTGTGCGGTTACAATTGTTATTTGATAACCAGTTATAAATTGTTGCTGTTGTTCTAAAGTCAGCTCGTTTTTTCTTTCGTCTACTCGCCTAAATATAGCGGTACCGTCAGATAATTCAATAATGTTATTATCCCAACAAATGGTTCCATCTTTAGGTAAGCCGCCAAGCTCCCTGATTTTTTGCTCTGCTGCTATTGCTATGTTTATATTTGGAAATCTATAAAATTCAAGCATTATTACCTCTATACCGTAGGCGGACTTGCTATATAAGGATGCTCTGCTGGTAATTGAGCAGTATAACCAAAAGTATGGGCCGTCCATCCTTCAAGTTTTTCTTTCTCTGTAGATGTTAAAGAATCACCCAATAATAAAAGATAGTACATATCGCCACCGTAGCCGAAGTTATTTTCTCCACCCCTACGACCAATATATACAATATTCTGGTTGTTAACCCATTCAAAAAGACCAAAATTGTTTGAATGGTAATCTGATGTAGTATGGTTTTCAGCATTACTTGACCATGCATCACCAGCAATAGCATATTTACCCTGCGCAGTCCCTGCATTATCAAAAGATATAGAATTTGCGCCTATTCCAGAAGAGCCACCTAAAAATAATTCGCCTATTAAATTGGTGGCTCCTGAGGCCACAGAGTTAACTTTATCAGCTCCACTGATATTTGCGTAGACAAGTGCAATCGTTTTAACAGAAGAAGTGCCTATATCAAAATAGTCACCATAACTGACCAGACTACCGCCTGTAAAAGTAACTTTTTCATTCACGCTATCCCAATTTGCCTGATAAGTACCTGAACTTTGCGTTATATGGTTTGTTCCGTAAATATCATTCCACTGGGAAATATTTCCGCTGCTCTCAATACCTTGGAAGCTTCCGCCGCTTGCTACCGAAATATATCCGCCGATAATATTATCTAGCTGTGCAGGTGTCCAGAGGGTGCTGGCAGGCTTAATAAACCCCTGAAAACTTGGTATTACAAAGCTCATGCCGCCGTATCCCCGCCTAATAATACATTGTTAGTTGCATAAACATACAGAGAGGCCGCCGCATACTGCCCCGCTGTTTTCGTATGGGTTTGCCTATTCCTTAAAGTCATTGAACCCGACCCCGCAAATGTCACCTGGCCGGCTCCGATCTGAATTACAGTGCAGGAGAATTCAGCGGCTAATGTATCAGGAATAGTTATAGTAATTGCGCTGGCATTGCTTGCCGTGATTACTTTGCCGTTGTCTATGGCTTGTATAGTGTATGTGGTGCCTGTTTGGGCGTTGGCGTCGCCCCACTCAATATTAGCAACGTTATTAAGATTTAAACCGGCCTTTAAATCAATTAGTAATATTTTTTTATCAGCGGTGGGCTGGCCTATATGGATATAATCAGCGTTTATATCAAGAGATGCCGCTGCGCTTAATGCAGTTATTCTTATATCAGCCATTTATTTCCCTCACTGACTCCTCAAGTAAATTATTTAACAATTGCTTGAACTTTCTATAATCCTCCGGCTTTGGCGAACGTGCGAGCCTGTCAAGCTCGACGGGCAGCTCTTTTAATTCATCAATCTTGCGCAGTACGAAGTTCTTTTTTAATGATCCCTGCCCTTTTCCATAGAACAGATACTCTGCATTGACACAGTGCCGCTTAATCAGTTCTCTGGTGTCTTTGTGAGGCTTTAGTTTATTATTCAGCCATAAAACCCCACGGATGAACGTGGGGAAGTGTTTTTTAAGCATAATTTACTCCAATAAAAGTATTAGTTTATTGTTCTCGTGGTCAACAATATAGTTGCCGCTATGGTCGACCATGAAATAATTTGAGACTACGTTATGATATATTCTCCGCCATAAAAACAGCATTCTAGCCGCCTATAAATGATATAGCGGCGTTGCTTGCAAGCGCACGGCCTAGAATATCAGCTAAGTTATCACAAGGTATAAATATAGGCGCATCTGTGGAGGCAAGTGCATAGCCGTCAGTATCATCAACACCCACGCCGCCAAGATATACCGTTCCTGTTGTTGTTTTTACGTTAACGCCCTGCTTTAATACCGTGCTATCTCCTATGGACACAGCGGTCCCAGGGGCTAAAAATGTTTTTCTACCATGTACTACTGAATCAGGGGTTATGCCCTCCTGTACGGCGTTTTTCATTGAGTCAAATCCCATTACCATAATTTATACTCCTTGTAATAAACTAATAAACTTTGTTCTAATGTCTTTTAATTTTGTTGTTGTAAGTTCTGCGGTCTGCATTGTTTCTAATGCTCCTGCAATATCGCCACTATTAAGGCAGGCCTCCACCTCTTCCTTAATAGGTTTAAATTGAGCTTTCAGCCCCCTATCAATTTTTTCCCACTCAAGTAATAGTATTGCCTTTTGGGATTCTAAAGCCTGTTTCGCCTCATATTCTGCCTTCAATGTAGCATTCTCTTTCCATCCTAATTTCCAAATGTCACCTATTAAAACAGGCACGCCAACGTGATAAAACGGCTCCGGTTTATTTAAATAATCTTTTTCCTGTATATACCCTTTGTCAGTGTGCATTATGGCCTCCGTGATAATTGATAACCTCTAATAAAAATTTGCAAGCTTGGGCCTGCTGTTATTGCGTTACTTACTCTGTATCTGATTTGACTACTTGCGTCACATTGGAGCAACATTTGGCCTTGTGCGTGGTTAGAGTCTGATTCCGCGGTATATACACTTGCTGACGCCGCGGTATCAGTTTGACTGGTTTCTGTTATAAGAATAAATCTAGTGTCTGTCTTTGCATCGTAATTAAAATTTATTAATACTTTAGAATTTGCAGGTGCTGTTAATGTTGCTAATTGGGCCGATGTACTGTTTGATGTTGTATCATTAACGTCCCTAATAGGAACATTGTAAATAACCTCAACCCCGCCCCCTTCTATTTCATAAGTTTTATGTCCAATAATATTACTTGAAGCATCAAGGGGGGGAAGATAGTGTATCGGCACAGCCGATATTTCATCGAATCCAGCGGCTACTACTGCGGCATCAGTTAATAAACTTGCACCTGTTACATCATCAGTAAAACCAAAATCCACGCTGTCATCAGTAGACTTACAGAGCATAAAACCATATAAGCATTGCCCAGAAGCCAGAGTGTCATTGTCATCGAGTCCGCCTGCATCGTTGCCCGCCGCCCATGTTGCATCAATGCGTTTTGTTATTTCCGCAGTGCCAGCTTTTGAAATTATTCTTACGTTATAAGAGGCATCACGAACCAATACATGACTCTGATAATTTGTATTAGGACTGTAAAAATTAATATCGTGGTCGGTATCGGTGTCAAGCTTGCCAATAAGGTTTTGGACGTAATTAATACCTGCTATAATATTTAAGTCAGCCCACTCTGGCGCTGTTGCCCCTGAGTTCATCCTATAATACTGTAAAGCAGTGCCCTTTGCTAATTTAGCAAGCGTAGTAGTGGCGGAAGCATATATTGTGTCTCCGGCAGTGTATGAGGCCAAACCAGTACCACCTTCATTAACTGGGCGGGTTTCCGTTTCCAGTGTATCCAGTCGTGTATCGTGGGCATTATGTCCCTGTCTTAATGTTTCTAAATTTGTATTTATGTCAGGAGCCTGCGCCGAAGTCCCATTAGTGAACTGCGTTAATGAACTTATTTGTGCCAATTTTATTCTCCTTTATGAATCGGTATGACCTGTGTATAATCCGTTTTTAAAATGTAGAGTCCTAGTGCCTCCTCCAACTTTAACCACTGCAACGTCAGCGGTAGCCCCGGCGGTGCCGTCGGTAGCTTTGAGATCGTCCCACTCAATGCCGGACTCGTCCGTTTTGACAAATGCGGTCTTTCCGGCGTTGGCCCGGTAATCGTCCACGTCGGGGAGGTGGTATATTTTGCTATATACCGTGTTTAGGTTTTTGCGGTCGAAACTTGTCATTTATTTATCTTTTTTGTGGTAAAGTGATTTATATTAAAATTTGAGGTGTGCTGTGGAATGGCATTATATTTTGTTTATATTTGCTGCTATTGCTTTTAACCAAAGCTTGTTTAAAGTATTGGATAGCATAAACACTAAGTTATCTTTGATTTACAAAAAACTTGATGAGCAGTAAGAATAAAGGAGTGTACGCCGATGGAAGAAAAAGAGGGAAAAGGTTTATCAAAATACATTAATCCGCCTGATGAGTGGTTTCATTACCCGCAATTTGAAAGCGTAAACGGGTTCATGACTCATTTATTTTTTATAGGCTTTATGGTTTCAAATTTTAGCTACCCGGACTATAAATGGTATTGGCTTTGGGGTGGGTTTGCTTGGATTATTGGTTATTCTATATATGAAAAATTAAAAAATCAGGGTGATGCCGGGGCAGTCAATAAAGATTGAACAAGGGCTTTCCTTGCATATTCCTGTCCTTGAGGTGATTGTAATAGTTGATTAATTGCACCCGGAAGCTGTACACCTAATGCGCCTTGTACTTTTGGTGAAGTTAAAGGCAGCAAAAGCGGGTTAACTGCACCTACTCCAAAAAGCCTTAAAACATTACCGTAACCCTGGTCACTACCAGAACCACCGCCACGGCCGGGAAAGATTTTTTCAAAAGCTCGTCTTGCTATTAAGTCCTCAGTTTCATCCATGAATTTAAGATTATCAGGTGAAATTGCGTCTAATTCGCGGAATAAATCATTATAACCATCTCTAATATTAGCGTCGCTGTCTATATTTTGAAGCGTTCTGTTTATACTTGTGTCTTTTAATTTAGTTTTTAATCTACCCTGTAAGTCTTTAGCCTGCTTATAGCCCGCCTTGGCTGTTTTAAAATTCTCAGGAAGCATTTTTTGTATTTCATCACCTATTTTTCCCAAAACATAATCGCCTGAGTCAGAAGTCGTCTTAACCCGGTTTATATCATTTTTTGTTAACCCTTGTATTTTGGTTAAAATATTATCCAAGTCATCAACATAAGCACTACTAGAAAGCAGTTCTTTTATTTCGTTAATTTCTTTAACATCAGATTTATCAAGTCTTGATATACCTGATCTCGAAGTGTTTTCTGTTATTAATTCATCAATTTTGTTAATTACAGGAGCAACATCCACATTATCAGGAATGCTTTTTAATGCTCGTCTTTGTTGCCCTGTAGCCTGTCCTGTTATTCTTTTTAAGTTATTCATAGCATCCTGCGCTCTTATGCCAAGCTCGTCAACCTTGCCCATTGGGTCAAATTTTCCTTTAAAAATAGATTGCCCAGCCATTTCTTTTTGCAATGCCCGTTCGGTATATTCTCTTGGAACGCCTGACAACAACTCATTTGCAAAAGAATAAGTTTTACCAACAGGTTTCCCGATTAAATTTGCAATAGCCGGAGCGGCTGCAAAACCTCCGGCAACTCCACCGCCAAGTAATGCACCTTCTTTTACCCCTTTTATTAGATCTTCGCCTTTAAAAGCGTTTTCAGCACCGCCCACAAGTCCGCCTTGATATACTCCTGACAATAAATTATTTACTAATTGCGCACCTTTGAACCCACGTGCTAAATTTGCGCCCGGTAGGGCAAAATAGGCCACTTGTCTTGACATTTCCGCTGCTGGCTTTGTTATTTCTGGATTAGTTGCAGTATTTACTATTTTTTGAACGGGATTCTTGCTCCCAGCGGTTCCCATATTTAACAGCTTAAATAACAAAGGGCTGCCAAATTCAGGTTTTACATTCTTCTCAACTCCACCCACAAGCGGCGCATACTCTTTGTTAAGCTCGTCTATTTGCGCTAATTGCCTGTTTGCTTCATCGATATTGCCCTGAGCGTATGCAATAGGTTCATACGGCATTTCTTCTGACTTTTGATTGATATAATTTTCCATGTCAGCCGGCGGCTCGGGGAGCCTCTCGGGTGCTTGACTTTCAGGTATATCATAACCTTTAGTGCGCAGCGTTGCAAAAGCTTCTTCTTTGGTTATACCTTCTTCTTTTGCTCTTTTTAAAAAAGATATTGCCTTTTCGTCAAATTCCATTATAAACTATCCCATAATTCATCTGCTGACATTCTCTTTTTAGGTTGTACTGCTGGCCGTGCTGGGGCATTATACTTTTGTTGTATTTTGGACTGCTGTGATTTAATGTTATTTATTTTCTGATTAATAAACGCATCTAATACTGCATTTTTTTCTTCAGGGGATTTGTTTAAATCGCCCAATGTTCTTTTGAGGGATTCGCCCTCTTGAAGCGTAAATTGCGCTCCGAACGTATCCCTTAACAAAGGCAGTATCTGGTTGTTTATAATGGCTTCATATTCTGTTCTGGCGACTGCACCCTCTCCAACTGGCATTCCAAGCTGTCTTTTTGCTTCATCAGATAGTTGCCCTATTTTTGTATAAGTTGCTTTGCCTGATAATTGTTTTAATTTATTAATAGTAGAAAGAAGTTCAGGCATTTTAGAGGTCATACTGGTGTATTCGTCTACATCTTTAACTTTTTCGCCTGCAAATTTCTTTGCTTCCTCGACATCGGAAATAGTCCCCGGCGCACCCAGTTGTCCTTTTATTTTACCTTTCTCTTTTTCACTTTCTATTATTGCGGCTGTTGGTATAGTTCCCATGCCTTTACCTGATGCGGTGGCATAAGATTGACCATATAATGCCACCGCATCA